AGGAAAATGGCGACCAAAGAATATAGAAAAGTACGAAGGCAATCATGCAAAAATTGTATATCGCTCTTTATGGGAACGTCAGGCCTTTAAGTGGTGTGACGCCAACCCAAAGGTAGTAAAGTGGAGCAGCGAGAGCGTGATAGTCCCATACATCTCAAAGACCGATGGTAGACGGCATCGGTACTATGTGGATTTAAAAATAACCTATGATACTGGAAAAACTATTCTTGTTGAAATTAAACCCAAACGCCAAACCAAACCCCCCAAAAAGAAAACAAAAAAAACCAGAAGGTATATCACAGAAGTTATGGCATACGGAAAAAATACATCTAAGTGGGAATATGCAGAAGAGTTTGCAAAATCCCGGGGGTGGGAATTTCAAATATGGACAGAGGACACATTAAAAGAATTGGGCATCAAAATACTTAAAAATTCTAATAAATAGTAATATGGCAACAGAAAGCGCATTCACTACTATTCTTCATTCCGGTCGAGGGATAAAGAAAACAGAAGAAGCCAGGGAATGGTATAGACGCCAAGCTGGACGAGTCAGAAGAGGCCAACAAAGAACAAGACCAAATCAATTGCTCTTGGACGCAAAGGCAAGAGGAACTCTAAGACAAAGACTGAGAATGCCATTTATGATTGGCAATATGTATATGTTTAGATATAACCCAAAATTAAGAGAATCTCTTAATTATTATGACACTCTTCCTCTGGTATTTCCCATTGAACAATATGAAGATGGATTTTTGGCAATCAATATGCATTATCTTTTTCCAAAATACAGAGCAATACTAATGGATAAATTGTATCCTCTACTAAGAAACAATAGAATGGACGAAACAACTCGACTTAGACTTACATATGAACTTCTAAATGGGACAAGAAAGTATAAATATTTCAAACCATGTCTTCATCGGTATTTGAGAGAGCAAGTTGAATCGAGATATATTCAGATTCCAGTTGAAGAATGGGACATTGCATTATTTCTTCCGACAGACCGATTTAAAAAAGCCACAAGAAGAAAGGTCTGGGCACAATCAAGAAAGGACATATTCTTAGGAAGGTAAGGAAAAATTTAAATGAACATAAATCAATTTAAAGCAAGTTTAAGGGGACAGCACTTAGCCTCTCCTTCAAACTTTAGAGTAATGTTCTCCGGGGGAGTTTTAAAGAGTGGACCGGCGAGGGCAATTGCATTTCAATGTAACCAGGCCCAACTGCCTGGGCAATCTTTTGCCACCAACGAAATTAGAACATACGGACCTATTCGCAAAATGCCATATTCTTTTATCTATGACGATCTTCAATTGGGAATTTATTGCACAGAAGACATGGATGTAAAGAGAACCTTTGATGATTGGATGAATGCCGTTGGAGACAACATAACTGGTGATTTTAATTATTATAGCAATTATACTACGGACATTGACATTGAACAATTAGATAGTAAGGGAAGAGTTACATATGCAATTAAAGTCTTGGAGGCATATCCGATGATGGTTCAGCCCCTTGCATTAGATTATTCTCAATCAAATTCATTTCATAATTTACCAGTAACATTTGCATTCCGCAAATGGAGGGAAGAGCCAATTCCACTCAACCCCTTTGCGAGCAATCTTAATATTAACTCTCTTTATCCAAATTTTGATATTTCATCAACCCTAGATAGATTTGGAGTTGCTGTTGTTAGTCGAGCAGAAGGACAGGTTTCTGCTAAAATTGAACAAGGAATTAGTTTTGCAGGATCAGTTGCATCTGCATCAACATCAACAAACAAAACACACTCATCTGATAATTATTTTATTAACAATTAATTGCAATTACCTTGGAGGAATAACACATTATGGCATTACCGAAACTTGATGTACCGATACATGAATTGACTTTACCATCGACCGGAGAAAAACTTAAATACCGACCCTTTCTAGTAAAAGAACAAAAGATTCTTTTCATGGCAAACGAAGGGGAAGACTCAAAAGAAATGGTAGATTCTTTACGCCAAATCATAACCAATTGTTGCATTGACGACATAGAAGTAGAAGACCTTCCAATTTTTGATATAGAATATATTTTTCTACAACTGCGATCTAAGTCTGTTGGGGAACAATCTACTCTACAATTTAAGTGTCAAAATGTCATGGAAGAAAGCACTTGTGGTGGAATTGTTGAAATGAATTTAGATTTATCAAAAATTAAAGTTCATAAAGACAAAAAGCATAATCCTAAAATTCAACTAACAAAAGACCTTGGGATGATTATGAGATACCCAAAAATTGAATTGTTATCTGAAATTGAAGGGCTGACTGAAGGAAAAGAGGATATGAATGAAATTCTAAAAATTATTGTTAAATGTATTGATAACATTTATGATTCTGATAATGTATACAGCGCAAAAGACCATACCCTAGAAGAACTAGAAGAATTCCTTTTAGGAATGACCCAAGATCAATTTGAAAAAATTCAACTCTTCTTCGAGACAATGCCAAAACTAAAGGAAAATGTTAAATATAAGTGCAACAAATGTGGCTTAGAAGATGCAGTTGATTTGGAGGGACTGCAAAGTTTTTTTTAGTAGGGCTATCTCACGATAGCCTTGATAATTATTATAAGGTTAATTTTGCAATGATGCAGGATCATAAATATACTTTAAGCGATTTAGATAATATGATTCCTTGGGAACGAGAACTTTATGTTGCATTTTTACTTGCTCATTTAGAAGAAGAAAGAAAAAGAACAGAAGCCCAAAACGCAAAATTTAAGTAAAGGAATATAAATTTAATGGCCCTTCCTAACCCAGCAGCAGCAGTAGATAAAAAAACCCAGGCATCCAACGATCAGCTTCTTAAATTAACTCAAGAAATGCTAAAGCTCTTGGACGTGATTGCAGAGGCCACAGATGTTGCAGCAGATGAACAAGAAGTAATTGAAGAGCAAACCTCAAAAACTGCAAAAATAGAAGCAGCAATGCTTCGTATCAAAAAGCTAGAAGTTACCAAAAATATAGCCAAAACTCTCTGGCAAAGAAAAGTAAATCAGGCATTAATCAAAAGAGAAAAACAAAAATTCAATATGATGATACGGCAATCTGCCTCGTTATCTCATATTGAACAACATCTTACTGGATTTTCCGAAGGCATTGTAGACCTTCCCGCAACTCTGGACACAAACATGAGGGGAATTACTTCTCAAATTGGAGATTTTACTCTGAAAGTGGCTGGTGGATTTGGATTAATGAGAAAGGCCGGAGAAACTGCTGCGAAATGGACAAAGGGCGGATTTAATAAATTGTTCGGTCAAGGAGAAAAGAGAGCCAAAAAAGAAGAAGAAGGAAAACTCAAAGCAGTCGAAAATGATCGAGAAAATCGAAGGTTTTGGGGAAAAATGCTTGATGCCCTTGGCAGCATAAAGGGAGAAAAAGGAAAAAAAGAAGACAATATTTGGGGGAAACTGTTTCAGGCGGTTGTTCTGTTGGGAACTTTTCTTATGGCATGGTTCGCTGGATTATTCACAGAACTTGATAATCAATTATTGGCACTAAGAGCATGGATAAGGCAGACCTGGGTTGGTAAGTTAGTATTAAGACTAAAGAAGATTCAAAAACTTGGAATAGGAGGACTGGTTACAAGAATTTTGGCTCCCTTTGAAAAAATTATACTATGGATAAAGGGAAAATGGCTAAAGGCTACTGAAGGCATATCAACAATGTGGACGAAACTTACAACCAATTTGACAAAATGGTTTCCAAAACTTTCTAAAATTATAAATCCAATCCTGGGTATTGGTCCACGACTTTTAGGATTATTGGCTAAGGTTGCCTGGCCCCTTACGATATTACTTATGGCATGGGAGGCTATTAAGGGATTTATGAAAGGGTGGGAAAAATATGCCACGGGAGGATTCTGGGATGGTGTAATGGGCGGAATTCTTGGGGCCTTTGAAGGTATATTAAGATTTTTTACTGATGACCTTTTAAACTTAGCAAAAGACGTTGTTGCATGGCTTCTAGGAAAATTTGGCTGGACAGACCTAGAAGCGAAGCTAGATTCATTTGAATTCAATATTTCTGGAATAGTAACTGGTTGGTTAACTTCTGCGATAAATTGGATATATGGCCTCTTTGGATTAACACCATTAGGAGTTCCAGCCGAAGGAACTTTTCCAGAAGATGAAGATTGGACATTATCGGGAATGTTAAATAGTGTCTGGGAAGGAATTAAAGATTGGTTTCTTGACATGATTAATTGGAAAAAGGTTAGAGCAGAAATGATGGCAGGGAAAGCGACAAATGCCGATGGAACCAAAATCAATGGAATGGGTGATATAATAATGTACTTCATTGACCAATTTGTTAACTGGTTTTCAGAATTTCTTAGTTTTGATTTTGGAAAAGTACAGGAATGGTTCTTTACTAAAATGGGCTCAATGGGAGACACTCTTCGTGGATGGTTAGGAGGAGACACCGACGAGGCGGGAAAAACAAAGGGAATAAGCCCATCAGAAACACAAGGACTTCTTGATAAAGTAAACTCCTATGCTGATAGAATTATGACCCAACATGATTTAATCAATGGGCTTCAGAAGCAAATTAATGAATTAACAGCGGCATATGACAATGCAAGAGCGACAGCGGGAGGCGGGGCGATTGCAGTTACAAATTCAAGTGGAGGAACTGTAACCCAAGTTGCAATGCAAGGAACTCCTAATGTGCGGAATACCGCTGCAATGAATGGGGATGTAAAATAATAAAAACAAAAGGCCGTAAAAAAGGGGGGCTACCAAAAAGGCAACCCCCCTAATTTTATTGGACTATGTTAAAGACTAAACGTCTTCTGCCAACTTGCTGAAGTATGACAAATTATCATCATCTCCATTATTATCAGAAGTCTCCAATGCAGGAGCAGCTTCGACCGCACGCGACGGTGCAGGCTGAACATACTCTCTCTCTTCAACTTCATTCGACGGAGCAGAATTTCCAATGACTCGTTCAAAACGAGACTTCAATTCCGCATACTCCTTGAACTGATCGGGAGCAACAAGAGCTTCCAAAGAATACTCCTTCTTCCAAATCTGTTCAAGCTCTCCATCGTCATCCAACAATGCCGAAGGACTGGCAAACTCTGACTTGTCATAGTTACGGAATCCCGCAACCTGACGGGCGCGCAACTTAAAGTCGGCACCTTCCCACAAATCAAACGGATTCACGGGAGTCTCGTCATCAAACTCCGGGTGCATGGTATCCTTGATCTTGTCATGGATCTTCTTTCCGTACTGATACAGAAAGACCTTGCCCTCGTTCTCAGGATTCGCAGGATCGCTCACT